ACGACAAATTCAAATAAAATGATTGTAACAGAACTTAAAGACTTTGAAGTCTACGCTCCAGGCGACACCAATTTTGTGTACTTAATGGTCACGCTTTGGGACGAAGGCGACACAGACATGAACGCCGAAATACTAGCCGAATACGAAATCAAAATTTACGACGCTTACGCAAACTATAAAATAACTAAAAAAGAGTACAATGAAAAACTTACCATCAAACAAACGCGCGACTGCGACGACTACCTTGAAACGCTTTACGAAGCCAACACATTTGAAGACGCTTACGTTCAAGAATACAACGACGAGGGCAATTTGTGGGGCATTTCATAATTACCAAGTGAACCGCTTTTGGACGTCGTTTAATCATGACCTTTACCACCGAATTTGTGAAATCAAAATGCAAGAAATATGACACCGAAAGAAAAAGCACTAGAATTATTTGAAACGTATTTAACAGAATTAGTAAAGTACGACTTCGATACCAATAACAAATACAACCAGCCTTATAATGAAATAGCCAAACAATGCGCATTAATTGCAGTTGATTTAATACTATCGGAGTTCTATGCAGACGACTTTTATACTGAAGTTAAACACGAAATCGAAAAGCTATGAAATGGAAACTAACTTATTTAGTCGGATCTAAAGCCGTCGAAAGCTGGGTTTTAAATTCGCAAAGCCTAGCGTATTGGAAAAAAATGGACTTACTAGCTACAGGAAATTACGAACAAGGAAAATTTAAAGTAGAACAAATATGAAATTACAATGGGAAAAAGGCGTTAACCACCATAAAGACGCTGAAAACATGATGCGAAAAGCTGAAAAATACAAATTAACACCCGTGCAAATGATTGAGATATTTATTTTAAACGAATTAAACATAGAACTAGACGAAACAAAAGCTTTGTTTTTAGGGCATGTATTAAACCATGAAAATAACCTAATTAATGAGCAATACAATAAAGGTGTAGACCGAGTGTTTAGCAAACTACAAGAAAAAATTGATGAACTAGAAGACTTATTTTTATGAACAGACTAGCACTAATAAACGAACTTATAGAAAAATACGGACTCCTAGACAAGTCCAGACGGCGCGACGTACTTTTTAAACGTTATTACCTTTACAACGAATTTCGAAAGTGTGGGCTTAGCCTTTCGCAGATTGGCCGTGTTTTCGACAAAAACCACGCTACAATTTTACACGGGTTACGCGTTCACAAAGACTTAACTAGTTACCGAGACGTTGACTACTTAGCTGAGACGTGCGCGCTTCAAGCTTACCTAGACGGCGATGAGTTACCCGACATTTCTAAAGTGTTTAAGACGCAAAAAGACTATGATATTAAGGTCGACATACTAAAGGCGCACAATTTACAAGCTTTTAAACGTGTACAAAGACGGGTTAAAATGGGTTTTTACGAAGAAAAAGAAGAAGACAAGCAACTTATTTTAAGTTAAAACGTTATATTTGTAACTGGTTCGGTCTCACACCATAGAACCCAAAGGAATTATTGAGCCTTATAATGAAGTAGACGTGAGACCCTACGGATTTATAGGGCTTTTTTTATTACCTAAATTTGCAAAATGGCAAAAGACAAAAAATCGTTTATCCTTTACGTTGATCAAAAGGACTTGTTTAATAAGCTGCCCGACGAAATAGCGGGTAAATTGATTAAACACATTTACGCTTACGTTAACGACGAAGACCCAAAGGCCGAAGACCTAATTGTAGACATTGCATTTGAGCCAATTAAACAGCAATTGAAACGCGACTTAAAATTATTTGAAAGTGTAAAAACTAAACGTAGTGAGGCGGGTAAAATTGGTGCTAGCAAAAGATGGGGTGAAATGCCAAACGATGCGAACTCATGCGAAGACATGGCAAACGATGGCAAACGCATTTTAAGTATGGCAAAAATAGCTGTTAATGATAATGATAATGATATAAATATAATAGACTTTGATTCTTTACTTTTATTATTACAGGCTACATTTAAACGAAAGTTTAGAGTAATGAACGACAAAGTTAAAAGGTCATACAAAGCACGTATAAAAGAAGGGTACACAATAGACGACATTAATAACGCCATAAAAAACGCAGCATCTACGAAATACCATAAAGAAAATAATTACCAATACTGCACCCCAGAATTTTTTAGTAGGGCCGAAATTATAGACAAGTACAGCGGTCTTACAATAGTTACCGAAAGTGATGGTATCTTAGCACACCTAAAAAACAATTAAGATGCTACTCAAACAAGGCGACGCGCTGCAATACTTACTAGACGTAAGGGACGGCAAAATAAAACAAGGGCTTGGCTTAGATTGTGCGCTAGACGAACACCTTAAATTTAAACCTAAGCAACTAAACATAATTCTAGGACATGACAACGTCGGCAAAACGTACTGGATTAATTGGTATTTTCTTACCCTAGCTTTAAAGCATGACATTACCTTTTGCATTTGGTCGGGCGAAAATCAAAAGGGGCAAATACTTCGCGACATGGTGCAAATGTACCGAGGCAAACACTTTAACAAGTTGACCCATTCCCAAATTGCGGGCGACGTTGCTTACCTAGAACAATATTTTACCTTTATTGACAACAAGAATTTGTACAAACCGCAAGAAATATTGGCGCTATTCGAGAAAAGCGGGTGCAAAGTAGGACTTATAGACCCTTTTACGGGCCTGGATCGCGAAATGTCATTCGCTGGTAACTACGAATTTATGAATACAGCCCGCCAATTTGTCAATAGTACGGGCATGACTATCTACATAAACACGCACCCGAATACTGAAAGCGGCCGAAGCGGTAATTTATACACCGAAGGTGAATTAAAAGGACATTTAAAAGCCCCCTTAAAGGACGGAATCGAAGGGGGTAAGGCATTTTTGAACCGCTGTGATGATATGCTAGTAATTCACCGACTCATTAAACACCCCGAATATAAGTTTAAAACATGGGTAAACGTGGAGAAAGTCAAGGACATGGAAACGGGTGGCAAACATACAGAAATCGATTACCCCGTAGTTTGCGACTTCAACAGCGGCTTAGGGTTTACAATTAACGGAATAGACCCACTACAAAAACACCGACCCAAAGACATACAAAAAACAATAACCGAAGGGCTAATTTCTACAAGCCAAAAATTACGCAACTTAAACACTTTTTAAAATGGAACTGGATCTAAAAATACTTTGGGCAAAAAATACAATTTGGGTAGTTCGCGAACGAATTAAAAACGTAAGGGAAAAACTCGAAAAGGACAAGCCAGACGCAAAGGACTATATTAACGGCGGTAAAGACAGCGAAGAAATGCTACTCAAAACAGAACTTGTTTTAATCGAAATGCAAAACGAAATAATAAGTTTGAACCGCGAGTTAAACCAACTAGCTAGACGCAACGCTCAATTAAGGGTAGCTTACGACGAACTTAAAAACGAACTAAAATACAAAGATGCCACGCTGTAAAAATTGTAAAGACAAGTTTGAACCGATACGCTTTAACCACAAATTTTGTCTAAAAGACGAATGTATAAAAGCTTTCGTAGAAGAAGCTAAAGCGGCTCAATGGAAAAAGACTAAGGTAAAGTTAAAAAACGACCTTAAAACGACAACAGACTGGCTCAAAGAAGCGCAAAAGGTGTTTAATACGTTTGTCCGTCTTCGCGATCGCGGTAAGCCTTGCGTAAGTTGCGGCGGTTCACTAGGGGAAAAGTACGACGCTGGGCATTATTTCAGCATGGGTGGACACAAATCCGTTACATTCAATGAAGACAACGTACACGCTCAATGCGTAACGTGCAACCGATACAAACACGGAAACTTATTAGAATACCAAATAGGCATAGAAAAGCGAATAGGTCCAGAACGTTTACTAGAGTTGCACGAAAAAGCCCACGACGTGCGCAAGTACACCTCCGACGAATTAAAAGAAATTATAAAAAAATATAAAAATTTGTGCAAAAAATTTGGTGAATAAGAAATAGTGTTTATATTTGCATATAACAAAACGGAAACGACATGAATACTTCAGACAAAGCCTACCAACTAATGACAATCAAAGCTGATTTATTAGAAGTTACTTTAGGCGAACGCACAAACGTAGAAACAATCAAAGAAGGTAATACTTCATTTTCTTACAAAGTTTGGTTTTGCAATTCAAACAATAAAATTCAAACAAGAATCATTAACGTATCTTTAAAAGGCTACTAATAATCAAACGGGGGGTGCGCATCCGTAACGCACGAAAACAAAACAGAACATGAAAAATTTATTTAAAGCGCTTGCGGCTTTTCAGCAAGAAGTACCAGTAATTCACAAAGGAACGCAAGGGTTCGGCTATTCTTACGCCGATTTACCCGCAATTTTCGACAAGATTAACCCGTTACTAAAAAAACACGGGCTAGGCTTTACGCAAATGCTAGACACCAAAGAAGGTATCGACTACATTGTAACGCTGATTTTCCACGTAGAAAGCGGCGAAAACCTCGAAAGCAAAGTTGCAATACCACACGTAACGCTTAAAGGCATGAACGACTACCAAAGCTTCGGGTCTGGGGTTACATATTTCCGACGTTATGCCCTTAGTTCGTCTTTAGGTCTAGTTACCGACAAAGACACGGACGCAAGCGGCGAACAAGTAAAGAAATTACCCGCCATTGACAACAAACGCTTTCAAGACGCGTGCAAAGCAATTGTAGACGGCAAAGTAACCAAAGAAAAGATAACGTCTAGCTTCACTTTAACTGAGTCGCAAACCGAAATGTTGAACGCTATATGAACACTTTTAAAGTTAGATGCTCAGCGATTGGTAAAATCATGACATCGCCGCGTTCTAAAAACGAATTACTAAGCCAAACGGCTAAGACCTACGTCGAAGAACAAGTATTGCTAGCAAAATACGGCATTCGCAAAACCTTTAGTTCACGCTACACGGACAAGGGTAACCTAGTCGAAGACGAAAGCATAAGAATTGCAAGCGAAGCCCTAGAACTAGGGTTCTTAATCAAAAACGACGAACACTTTAGCAACGAATGGCTAACAGGAACGCCCGACGTAAACACGGACACAATTCTACTAGACGTTAAAAGTTCTTGGGACGCTACGACATTTCCGTTCTTTGCTACTGAAATACCAAACAAGGACTATTTTTTTCAGCTTCAAGGGTACATGGAACTCGTCGGAAAAACCGACGCGTTGCTAGTCTACTGCCTAGTAAATACACCCGAAGACATGGTGCAAGACGAAATACGCCGCGCCCATTGGAACGCTAAGCTTTTAGAAGAAGATCCAGAACTAATTGAACAAGTTACAAAGCGCCACAACTTCGACCATATACCAGACAACCGCCGTGTAAAGTTCTTTGAGGTAAAAAAAGACGAACAAGTTATCGAGCAAATTAAAGAACGCGTCGAACTATGCCGCGAGTATTACGAAACCCTTTACAATTTCTTATGAGTCTAACGCCATTACCACCACATCCAAATAGGGTAAAATCTGACAAGGAACGACTAAAAGACGAACTAATTAAATTGATTGACGAACAAGAACACGAAATAACGAAAGCCGAACTAGTTTTAAAATTAAAAAACGGCCATTTAAAGTTTCAACGTGTTTACTTAAACAAATTAAAATGAACCAGCAAATAGAAGACCAAATAGTCTTACGCGTTTTGGCGCGTTTCAGCGAACGTTCGCAAGTCGGGATAAAGAAGTATAACACTACGCTAGAAAGAAGCGACCTAAGCACCTTAGAATGGCTCACACACGCCCAAGAAGAAGCAATGGACTTTGTACTTTACTTAGAACGACTAAAAGACGAATACAAAAAGAACCAAAAAGCCGCTTTAATTGAGTTGACCAATATGGAAAAGGATAAGGGGTAAAAATTGCCACATATCTAAACACGAAATGTAAAGAAATAAGGGATAGGCGCAACAACTCCCGTTTTCAATAGAACGCTGACGGCTCGGAAAGACGAGCATATTTTTTAACTAAACAACAAGAACAATGAAAGCAACGCTACATTTTGACCACGACGAAAGGGACGAGCTGCAAGACGCTATTAACGCTTGGAAATGGAAAGACATAGTTTATCTTCTGGATCAAGAACTTAGAAGCATTGTGAAACACGGATATATGGGAAACCGAGAAGCCACCGAACAAGAAATAGAAGCCGCCGACAAGTTAAGGTCTAAGCTTCGTGAATTAGTAAACGACAACAATTTAAATTTATAAAACAAAACAGA